AAGGCTATCAGCTACAGCAAGTGCTCATGATGAGCCGCCATAACTTACGTGCGCCGCTGGCGAACAATGGCAGTGTGCTGGAGCAGTCGACGCCGAATAAATGGCCCGAATGGGACGTCCCCGGTGGGCAACTCACCACCAAAGGTGGCGTACTCGAAGTGTATATGGGCCATTACATGCGTGAATGGCTGGCAGAGCAGGGGATGGTAAAATCGGGGGAATGCCCGCCGCCGGACACCGTTTATGCCTATGCCAATAGTCTGCAACGTACCGTTGCGACCGCACAGTTCTTTATTACCGGCGCATTCCCGGGGTGTGATATTCCTGTGCATCACCAGGAAAAAATGGGCACTATGGACCCAACCTTTAACCCGGTGATCACCGATGATTCCGCCGCATTCAGTGAACAGGCGGTGGCGGCAATGGAGAAAGAGCTCAGCAAACTCCAGCTTACCGACAGCTACCAGCTACTGGAAAAAATCGTTAACTATAAAGATTCCCCTGCCTGTAAAGAGAAACAACAGTGTTCGCTGGTGGATGGCAAAAATACCTTTAGCGCCAAGTATCAACAAGAACCAGGTGTTTCCGGGCCGCTGAAAGTCGGCAACTCGCTGGTAGATGCGTTTACTTTGCAATACTACGAAGGTTTTCCGATGGATCAGGTGGCCTGGGGAGAAATCAAATCTGACCAGCAGTGGAAGGTGTTGTCGAAGCTGAAAAACGGTTACCAGGACAGCCTGTTTACCTCACCGGAAGTGGCGCGCAATGTTGCGAAACCGCTGGTCAGTTATATCGACAAAGCCCTGGTCACCGATCGCACCAGTGCTCCAAAAATCACGGTGTTAGTTGGGCATGACTCCAACATTGCCTCTCTGTTAACGGCGCTGGATTTCAAACCGTATCAGTTGCATGACCAGAACGAACGCACGCCGATTGGCGGCAAAATCGTTTTCCAGCGTTGGCGTGACAGCAAAGCCAATCGCGATTTGATGAAAATTGAATATGTGTACCAGAGTGCGGAACAGTTACGTAATGCCGATGCGTTAACCCTGCAGGCACCTGCGCAGCGCGTGACGCTGGAATTAAGCGGTTGCCCGATAGACGCTGATGGTTTCTGCCCGATGGATAAGTTTGATAGCGTGTTGAATGAAGCGGTGAAATAACAGAAAACTCCCCCGTTCGCTACGGGGGAGTCGCTGGTTAAACGTTTTTACGTTCGATGGTCTGTTCGCCCCAAAAAAGCGAATCTTTGTCGGTCTTAGCAAAGGCTTTGACTAACACTTCATCGCTACCTTCTTCCCAAATCTTTTCCGCCATTTTTTCGTCGTACCCGGCGACTTCGAAAATGGCCTCGGCTATTTCCGGCGACGTATTGCGCAGAGATGCCCATTCACCGACGTGATGAGCTTTCGCTTCTTGAGTTGGCATGCGTATCCTCCTGTTGAAGATTAGCCATTAAGTTTAACTGCCAGACCTGCGACATATTCCCCTTGATAACGAGCAATAGACAGTTCTTCCTGGCTGGGCTGGCGTGAACCGTCACCGCCTGCGATGGTGGTTGCGCCGTACGGCGTACCGCCGCGAACCTGTGAAACGTCAAATAATTCCTGCGCTGCGTAGCCAATGGGGACAATCACCATGCCGTGATGCGCAAGGGTCGTCCAGGTGGATGTGATGGTTTGTTCCTGACCGCCGCCAGTACCGGTGGAACTAAAGACGCTCGCCAGTTTTCCGTATAGTGCGCCGGAAGCCCACAGGCCGCCCGTCTGGTCGAGGAAGGTACGCATTTGACCGGACATGTTGCCAAAGCGGGTAGGTGTACCAAAAATAATGGCGTCGTAATTGGCCAGTTCTTGCGGGGTTGCAACCGGTGCAGTTTGCGTTTTACCGCCTGCTTTTTCAAATAATTGCGGCGACATGGTTTCCGGTACACGCTTAACGACAACTTCAGCGCCATCCACTTTGCTTGCACCCTCAGCGACTGCGCGTGCCATCGTTTCAACATGTCTAAGGATATGGTTTATCATTTTGAAAAATATAATTTTATTTCATCCTCCTGGTCACTTTGGGGCACGTCTGGGGCACGGGCATTAAGGACATTATTCAACATGGCAACTTGAGTCACGCTGCACTCAGGCATCCATGCACCATAAACATTGTAGACCATGCTGGCGCTGGAGTGCCCCATCTGTGATGCAATAAATGTCGGGTTTGCTCCGGAAGATAAAGCCCAGCACGCATAGGTATGGCGTGACTGATACGCTTTACGGGATCGGATACCCGCTCTTTTTATTGCTGAATCCCATGTCGCTCCGATGGAGCTTACCGCGTAGTTAATACCCGCCTTGTGATTCTTGCGAACGATTTGCGGACAGAAAACAAAAGTGCACTCGTGCAAAATTGTTCTTCCGTACTCGCGTAATTGAACAGTGATCTGATGCTGCCTGCTAAGACGAGTAAGCATCGCCTGGTTTTTAAGTGCTTCAATTGCTGGTGCCAGAAGATGTATAACCCGGTTAGTGCCTGCGTCGGTCTTTGGTAGCGTAAAATCACCTATTTTTGTAAAATTTCGTCGCACTGTTATCGTGCCAGCTTTCAGGTCGATATCCTCCCATGCAAGTGCGGCAATTTCACCGTGTCGCATCCCTGTAAAAACAGCCACTGTCCAGAGGTTTTTGGTCTGTTGATGATGGCAGGCATCAATGAGACGGCTAAACTCATCTCTGGTCAGTGGATCCGGCACTGGTTTTGATTTCCTCAGCGGTGTTATTGAATTAAACGGGTTTTTCTCCAGATACCCGTTTTCGGCGGCAAAGCTGAACATTCCGGCTGTTGTTGTCATGTAATAGTTCACTGTGGGTACGGTTCTTCCTTTTCGGGACGTGCTGGTTTTCCTGCTTCCCTTTTCCCCGGTCAGTAAATCTTTCCTGATAAACAGCAGATCTTCTTTTGTAATCGATGACGCCAGCCTGCCAGGACCAAGCCTCGGTAGCATATTTTTCATCACTGATTGATAACGATTTAAGGCGTTACTACCGATTTCCATTGCTTTCAGAGTAAGCCATTTCTGTGCCAGTTCACCGACGGTGATATCTTTTTTTACCAGGCCAAATAGCTTCAGGTTAGGTGAGTCAGGGAATCGATCGGCATAATCAAACGTTCCTGTTCTGATTGCAAAGCAGACCGAAGCCCTTAACTCACCAGCGATCTTTCTGTTTTTCGGTGTATCGGGCACGCGAAGATTTTCGCGCACTCGTTTACCCCTGTACTTAAACGTTATTCGGAGTTTTCCTCCGTGATTTTCAACGCCGGCTGGATAGGCTGAATTCGCCATTGTTCCTCCTGCGTCCAAGAGCACGCTCAGGTTATACTCTTATGGACAAGAATTAAACATCCTGAGATGGTAAGGGTTGGTTTTTGATCCAAGTGTTGATGGTAGGAAGATGATAGAGACATTCGCTGTTTTTCTTTGGCGTTCCGTCGGGGGCGATTTGTTTATATTCTCTGCCGTTCATCCACGCACTGTCCCTGGCGCGTAATATTGTTCCTTTTCTCAGGCCTGTTACAGCCATTAAAAGCTCCAGTGTTACCCATTCATTCGCATTTATCTGTACAACAGGTGTGATGACTGGCTGAATGCCATGGTTATGTTGGTTTACTAACTCGCGCATAAGTTGCCTCTGCATGTGTAAGAAAAAACCGCCATCAGGCGGCTTGGTGTTCTTTCAGTTCTTCAATTCGAATATTGGTTACGTCTTATTCGATGCGCACTCCTGGTATTTCGCCTTTTGATATTGCTAAGTCATAAATTTGCGCGGCACTATACCCATCTCGCATCCATGAATCTAAGGCGCGAACAGCCTCGCTACGCTTTTTATCTTCTCTCTCATTTTTGATATCAACGAGGACATCAACGCAATTAAGGCAAATGTGGATTTTGTCTTTACATTCGATCATGGCGGCTTTGCCATGATTTCCGCCACACAGTGAGCATAAATCTTCAGGGTCTGGCTGGTATTTCTGTAACGTTAGAGGGTTGAATGTTGAACAGGCCATAATCATCTCCATAAAACAAAACTCGCCGTAGCGAGTTCAGATAAAAGAAATCCCCGCGAGTGCGAGGATTGTTATTCATTGCCGATATTCACCTTTATCGCGAACACCTTTACCGGTTTATCACCGAAGTGCGGATGTGTGATTGTCTTGATTTCATATCCGTCATACGGAACATCAATTCTTCGGCTGGAATCGTCGCGCTTCGGATATCCCTTTGTGATAATCAGGCGGTCATACTCGCGGAACATAATTCGCTTATTCCAGTAGTCATTAAACAGGCGATACTCTTCCGTTTTCTCTCCGCGAATCATGGCATCGAAGTATTCACCTTTAACGGCAAGTTGCAGGTTAGCCACGGTTAACCTCCTGCGGCGGTTCTGGTAGCGGCATCCAGTGAGTTGCTTGCTCAATACCATTACCCGGCTTAATCGTTGCATCTCCGCGCCGAAAGGTGCTTCCGGTATAGCGTGCGGAGCATATTAGCGGTTCAACCAGAGAGCTATCGAAATTCACCGAAATAAGCACGTTCTGGCCCTTTTCAGGCATTCGATCACTACAGCTTATCCAACTATCCGGAGTTACCGGAGAGTTACCAGCCTCATAAGCGGATTTCATCCAGTGCGTAAGCGTTTCGATGCTTACACATCCGCAATCAACGTCTATTTTTTCTTTTTGTTCTGACAACCATTCCTGGAATGACAGCTTGGCAGTCTGGCTTGCTGGATCAATTCGTGGCAGGCCGATATATAGTGGTACATTTCCCGGCTCCATCGAATTGTCGGGACAAATAAACGTGTTACAACCATATTTAACGAGCTCAATTCCCACTGTGTCGATAGTGGCGAATGGTTCAGTGGTCAATGCAGTCAACGCAATTTCATAAGCACGGCGCTCAATATTATCTCGCACGTCCAGGCTGCCGATTCGCTCTTTGATTTCTTTAATCATTTCTTTGTCGGTGAACGTTGTCATGTGTTAGTCCTTATCCACTTCAACGCCATCTTTCAGCGTGATGCCGTGCCAATCATCAGCCCAACTGGTTAACCCAGGCGCATCAATGCTAGGCATATAGACGCTTGCAGTGTGGTAGCCCTTATCGTTATCAATGCTGGCAACGTGCTCGCCGTTGTATGCGCTCAGCGTGTCTAGGACACTATAAAACTTTCCTCCGGCTGCCCTGAAATCCTTTACAGCCTTCACAAGACGATTCCACGCTTTTTCCTGTTCTGGCGTCAGGTCGATTAATTCCTGCAAAGTTGCCATTTCAGTTTTCCTTATATGGGTTAATTTTATTGTGCAGTGTGTTGAACGACGCCCATACCACGTCGTTATACAACTCAATAACTAGCTCAATTATTTTCCCGATTGCCCAGACAAAAATTAGCGGGGATATCGGTGTCATCAACACGATAAACAGAATGAGAAACAAAAATTCTGTCGCTCTACTTTTTCGCGGATATTCTTTTCTGAATAATGTAGGCACATCACTCTCCTTTGTTGCTCCTCAAAATTTTATGCCCTGGCGCAAAAGCACGCGTTTTGTCTTTGCTTATTCGCCAGCCATCCTTGCGCGCCTCTTTTGCACAGCCAGCCCATGACGTACCGATATACTCACCGAAGTCTGGCGACTTATATTTGCCATCTGTACACTGGAGGCAATCACAATAGAGATGCATGGTGTAACTTGCAGCAATAGCCATATCACTCTCCTTTAGTGCGCAAGTGGTTTTTCCAGCGGTTTTGCTCCGCGCTGGGCTTTTTGCAAAAACCACAATCCATCATCCCGTAATATTTCATCAACCCCATCCGTCGGTTGCTGAGTCTCACCCACTGCCAGACGCCAGGAGCGTTTCTACGAACTAACAGAATCTTTGCTTTACGGTTTTTCATCGTTTTGCTCTCCTGCATCTCTTTGCTGCTCGTCGTGCCGCTGCAATACCGGTATGGCGGCGCTTTGGTGTCGGGATGATGTTCTTTGCAATTAGCGCAGAAGCCCAAAAACGAGTCGGATACGGTAACAAGCCGATACATGCCACACGCATTACTCACCTCTTTTGATGCGAATGCCAGCGGCGCGCTCGGCTTCACTTTGTTCCCAAAACCACTTGTGAAGCGCCATAAGCTTTTCGTCAATCGGTGCATATTTGCGATTAAAGTAGGCCTGAGCATCTTTCTCAGATTCGTCCGGTAATTCGCCAGGGCCAAACAGTGTGTTATAAATCCATGCTAGTCCGCTCTTAGCGTCGCCAGTTGCCTGCCATTCGATAATGGCAGCCTGCATGACCAGAATGTTTTTCCCGATTAATAGGTCCAGTTCTTTGTACCGGTTGCGGATGTATGCATTCTCGCTTTGTAATTTTGCGTTGCGCTTTTCTGAGGCTTCAAGTAACGCCTGCTTATCGCGTAGAGCTTCTTCCAGTTCAGCAACATGGCATTCACTATCAATAAGGTTGTTCTCTGCTGCTTCAAGCTCAACACGCAGCTTCCCAACCGTAAGCGCAATCTCCTCGTTCTCCTGGTCGCGGCGTTTGATGTATTGCTGGTTTCTTTCCTGTTCATCCAGCAGTGCCAGCACGGTAGCCGGGTTAGCCTCTGCTATGAATTCA